AAAATGAGGGCGGAGTGTCACCAGTCTGTCTGACCCCGCAGGCTAAAGTTGCTAATAACCCATTGCAGCTTTCCAAAGATCTTTCATTGCTTGATCTTCAGATACTTGTTGATCTTGAGTTGCAGCTTTCTGCTTCTCAATTTCTTCAAGTCTAGCGAGTTCCCGCTTATGGATGTCAATTGACTTCCTATAAGTTTTGGTCATTAATCTCATAATAAGTTGATTTTTGATCGATTTAGAGTCTCGCCACTCTCTGTAGGTTTTGCCTTTTGTTAGTACATCTATTAATAGGTCTATAGACGTATCAATAAGTGTTGGTGATGGGCTTGGACTAGGTCCAAAACTCATTACCTTCCACATTGCCGTTTCTAGTTCCTTATTGAGGATATCTTTGATTAGTCGTATTGGATGACTTGGCAATTCTAGTAGGTGACATTTGCAGCAGAAGGTTCCCGGCTGCGCTAGGTTATTGTCCAGCTGATTTAGCTGTTCAAGCCTAATCTCCGCCTGTTTACGCCACTGTGTGGAGTAGACAGCATCGACGTGTTTCTTACTAATTCCGAACCAAGGATTGTCAAATTTGACATACTTGTCAGGATCTAGTAGGAGTTCTCCTTGAACAACTTTAACTGGCAACTTGATCGTTGTCAGCATCGCTGTTAGGAGCACAATCAAGTTGAAGTAATCCTTACTATTTAGTATGGACTTCAGCAACTTGTCGACTTGGAGAGGGACCAGGGTTACCTGTTCGGATACAAGTATCTCTAAATTGAATTTCGAACGTAATTCTCTAATCAATTCTATTGCCATTGGCCAATCATGGTTGATTACAATAGAGTTTAGTAGATTAGGACTCAGCGTTCCCAAGTTCTTCCCGTCTCTAAGTATGTGTCTAGCAAACTCTGCTGAAGATGGTTTTCCATCTTCACATTGAATGCTTTTCGATATACTTATGGATACACCAAGGGCTTTCATGTATATCCTGTAGGCTTTGGCAACTCGTGGAGACTTGATGACTAGATCGTCACCAAGTACCATATATTCTGGGTTCTCACCTAGTTCATAACTTAACCACTTAATGGTTTCGTGATGAGTTAGATTGAGAGTAGCCCAAGAACTATATGCTCCCATAGGTTGACCAACCTCATAGAATACATGTTTTCCTAATTTATGGTGGAAGGGAGGAATACGGGTCATGCAAAAGCTCCAAATCTCTGCAACCGATTTTCCGAACACAGACTCGATAACCAACATTTGGTGTCGAGCTGGCCATCTATCAGTGGCAGCAGTAAGATCGAATGAAGTGAGTTTTGCTCCTTCCTTCGTCCACTGTTGGATTTCTTTCACACCCTTCTCCTGATCCCATGTTGCATCATGATTCATGTCTCTGAAAAGGGACATCATGGCTTCATGCATTGGAAGAAGAAGAGCCTGAATCCACCAGTTTAAGACGTAGACAATTCGAGTCTTACCAGCTGGTCCTGATATGAAGGACAGCTTAGCATTAATCGGATATTGTCCGTCTTTGAACTTTATCGGTAGATCAGTTCTTATTACATCGTATGAGAAGTCATTAAATGCCTTTTCAAGCCAGGAATCTGGTGGATATATTCGTTTTATTAATTCGACAAATGAGCCGTAAGGCAATGTTGTCATAAAAATTGCGACCATATCCAGAGCATGTGATAGAGA